TTGAAAAAGGGCTATAATAACGATACGATATCGGATTTTGCATCATATCTGAGATTGGAGCTTGCACTTTCGCAGAATACTATCTCCTCATATTGTTCAGATATAGAGAAATTATATGCATACTTAGAGGGAGGAAAAGATTTGCCAGGGAGGGAGATTGAAGAGGTTACGCCTGAAGATCTGGCAGGCTTTGTTTCATCACAGGTAGACATAAACCTTTCAAAAAGGTCGCAGGCCAGAGTTATAAGCTCTCTCAACTCCTTTTTCAGGTTTCTGGAGATGGAGGGTAAAACCCGTAGCAATCCTGCCGAGAAGCTGGACCCTCCGAAGATAAGACCCTACCTTCCTGTTGTCTTATCTGTTCAGGAGGTTGAAGAGATAATATTTTCCGTGGATCTCTCCCTGCAGGAGGGGCACCGGAACAGAGCCATCCTTGAGGTGCTATATTCTTGTGGTCTGAGAGTCAGTGAACTGGTAAATCTGAAAATCTCAGATCTGTTTTTTTCCGAGGGGTTTATAAGAGTTATAGGTAAAGGGGACAAACAACGGCTTGTCCCTGTGGGGGAACCTGCTGTAAAGGCTATAATGCTTTACCTGGACATGAGGAAGCTGATTGGTGTAAAGAGGGGGTGCGAAGATATTCTGTTCCTGAACAGAAGAGGTGGTAAACTAAGCCGGGAGATGGTATTTATTATGGTAAGAAAACAGAGTGAAGCCGCAGGAATAAGAAAAGAGGTATCACCTCATACTTTCAGGCACTCTTTCGCTACCCACCTGGTGGAAAACGGCGCAGACCTCAGAGTCGTTCAACAGATGCTTGGGCATGAGAGTATTCTTACAACAGAGATATACACTCATGTAAACAGTGAAAAATGGAGGGAGGGAATATTAAAATGCCATCCTAGAAAATAATCCTGTACAAAGATGTGGAGCCTGGGGGAATCTATTCCCATTCAATTGTTGCCGGTGGTTTTGAAGATATATCATAGGCAACTCTGTTTATTCCTTTGACTTTGTTGATTATATCATTTGAGACTTTCGCCAGAAAATCATAAGGTAGATGCACCCAGTCTGCGGTCATCCCGTCGGTGGACGTTACGGCTCTTAGAACCAATGCGTAATCATACGTTCTTTCGTCACCCATTACGCCCACACTTCTCACAGGTAGAAGTATGGCCGCGGCCTGCCATACCGAATTATACAGGCCGGCATCTTTAAGAGCGTTGATAAACAGATAGTCAGCCTCTTTAAGTATATCCAGCTTATCCTTTGTAACCTCTCCCAGTACCCTTATTCCCAACCCGGGTCCAGGAAAAGGATGCCTGGAGAGCAAATCCTCTTTGACTCCCAGAGATCTGCCCACACGCCGCACTTCGTCCTTGAAGAGAGTACGCAAAGGTTCAACTACATTAAGTTTCATGTAATCAGGCAGGCCTCCCACATTATGGTGTGATTTGATCGTAGCACTCGGCCCGTTTACTGATACTGATTCAATTACATCCGGATATATTGTGCCTTGAGCGAGCCATTTAACATTTTCGATTTTATGAGCTTCACTGTCAAATACATCTATGAACACTTTGCCAATGGCTTTTCTCTTTTTTTCCGGTTCGGATATACCTTTGAGGGCTTCCAGAAATTTTGAAGACGCATCGACTCCGGTAACATTCAGCCCCATGTCCCTGTATGATTCGAGCACAGACTGAAATTCATTCTTTCTCAGCAATCCGTTATCCACAAATATGCAATACAGGTTTTTGCCTATTGCCCTGTTGAGCAACAAAGCTGCAACACTGGAATCTACGCCGCCTGAAAGACCGAGGATCACACGGTCATCCCGTAGTTTTTCCTTTAATTGTTTTACGGAACTCTCTATGAATGAGTCAGGCGTCCAGTCCCCCGTACAGTGACAGATTTTTTTTGCGAAATTTTCCAGTATGTTAAGTCCCTGCTCGGTGTGGAACACCTCTGGATGGAACTGTACCGCATATGTCTCCTCTCCCTCTATACTGTATGCAGCATATTTCACATCCTGTGTAGAGGCGACCGGTATGGCGCCGGCAGGAAGTTTTGTTATAGTGTCTCCATGGGACATCCATACCTGTGAAGAGGCGGGGATGCCTCTGAACAGAGGGCAGGATGTGTCTTCCACTTTTAATATTGCCCGGCCGTATTCCCGCGTTCCGGAAGCGAATACCTCCCCTCCGAAATTGTGTGCAATCCATTGGGCGCCATAGCATATTGCCAAAACAGGCAGTTTCCCCTTTACAGCAGAAAGATCCGGCATCGGAGCCTGGCTGTCCTTTACAGAAAATGGACTGCCTGAGAGTATCACTCCTTTCAGATTCTCATCCACGCCCGGGAAACGGTTGAAAGGAACTATTTCACAATATACGTTCAATTCACGGAGCCTCCTTCCAATAAGTTGTGTAACCTGAGATCCGAAGTCCAGTATAATAATTTTTTCTGTCATTGGGGATTATTTTTCTCTATATTGACCTGCAAAAATAATATTTTTATCTACTTTTGCGGCCTGATTATGCAAAAAATAAGAAATATTGCCATTATTGCTCATGTGGATCATGGCAAGACCACCCTGGTAGACAGAATGATACTCCAGTCCAAGATCTTCCGGGATGCTGAAAAACTTGGGGAGTTGATCCTCGATAACAACGATCTGGAGAGAGAGAGAGGGATAACTATTCTGGCTAAAAATGTATCCGTACCCTATAAAGATCATAAAATAAACATTATAGACACCCCTGGCCATGCTGATTTCGGCGGGGAGGTTGAGAGAGTGCTCAATATGGCTGACGGAGTTCTCCTATTGGTGGATGCCTTTGAGGGAACAATGCCCCAGACAAGGTTCGTATTGCAGAAGGCCATAGAGATGGGCAAAAAACCCGTGGTGGTAATAAATAAGGTGGACAAGCCAAACTGCAGGCCCGATGAGGTCAATGAGCAGGTTTTCGACCTTATGTTCTCTCTGAACGCAACTGAGGAGCAACTGGATTTTAAGACAATCTATGGAAGTGCAAAACAAGGATGGATGTCTGAAGACTGGAAAAATCCATCATCCGATATTACTCCTTTACTGGATGCAATCCTTGAGGAGATACCTGCTCCCGAGGTTTTGACAGGAACTCCGCAGATGCTGATATCTTCCCTTGAATACTCTCCTTACGTGGGAAGAATAGCCGTAGGAAGGGTCAGAAGGGGAGAACTCAGGCCAGGGATGAACATATCTTTGTGCAAAAGGGACGGTACGGTGGAAAAGAGCAGGATTAAGGACCTTATGCTCTTCAAAGGGCTTGAAAAGGTCAGGTGCGAACAGGTTCTTAGTGGAGATATATGTGCAATCGTAGGCATAGAAGGTTTTGAAATAGGGGATACAGTGGCCGATTTTGAGTTTCCAGAAGCTCTTCCGCCTATTGCTGTCGATGAACCTACAATGAGCATGTTATTCACTATCAATGACTCGCCTTTTTTTGGAAAAGAGGGTAAATATGTAACTTCGAGGCATTTGAAGGAGAGACTTGAGAAAGAGCTTGAGAAGAATCTGGCTCTGAGAGTAAAGGATGGACTCTCCTCTGAGTCATTTGTGGTTAACGGCAGGGGAATACTTCACTTGTCGGTTTTGATTGAGACCATGAGAAGGGAGGGCTTTGAGCTTCAGATAGGACAGCCCAAAGTGCTGGACAAAACGATCAACGGCGTACGTTGCGAACCGGTGGAACATCTTACAATAGATCTTCCTGAAGAGATGGTGGGGAAAGCCATAGAGATGGCTACAAGAAGAAAGGCCAGCCTTATGCATATAGATCACAGGGGAGACCGGGTTCATCTTGACTTTGAAATTCCTGCCAGAGGGCTTATTGGTCTGAGAAGCAACCTTATGACAGCCACCCAGGGGGAGGCGGTTGTGTCGCACCGGTTTAAAGGTTATGAACCTTACAAAGGAGAGATTGAGAAAAGAACCAACGGCTCATTGATCGCCTTAGAGACAGGGACAGCTGTTGCTTATGCAATGGATAAACTTCAGGACAGAGGTAAATTCTTTATATATCCGGGTGAGGAGATTTATGCCGGCCAGGTTGTCGGAGAGCATACCCGGGGAGATGATCTCGGCATAAATATCTGCAAGACTAAGAAACTCACAAACATCAGGGCTTCAGGCAGTGATGATAAAGCAATGTTACCTCCTCCTGTGATATTCAGCCTTGAAGAGGCTCTGGAGTACATTAAGGAGGATGAAATGGTAGAGGTGACGCCAAATTCGATAAGAATGAGAAAGATATACCTCGACGAAAATGAAAGGAAGAGAAGAAAGGGGCTGACTGGGTTGTAATTTTAAAAAAATAGATTAACTTTGCCGGCTCATTTTGTTAGTGATGAAGGGCCCAGAAAGAGAGTTCATAATTCCGGTCAAGGGATTGCCGGTTGGAAAACACAGATACAGTTTTTCAATTGACGGTCAGTTTTTCAGGGATTTCGAAAATTCTCAGATTATTACTGGATCACTTGTTGCAGATGTTGTGATAGCGAGGGAGACCGCATGTATAAACATGGATAGCAATATAAAAGGGAGTGTGGTAGTGGAGTGTGACAGATGTCTTGAAGAGTTGACTGTACCTTTGGATATAAATGCTAAATTACTGGTAAAATTTGCAAAGGGAGAGCAAGAAAATGATTCAGATGAGATAATGGTCCTTGAACCTGACGCGAGTGAGTTGGATATAAAACAGTTCCTTTATGACTACATATGTGTTTCCCTGCCGATGCAGGCAACACACCGGGATGGCGAGTGTAATCCGGAGATGGTTAAAAGGCTGGAAAAAACAATGGAAAACTCATCTGAAAGTGGTGGCAACTTTCCATTTTACGGACTGAAAGATATAATAGATTGAATAATAATAATGTTTAAAACAGAGTAATAATGGCACATCCCAAACATCGAATTTCCAGGACACGCAGAGATAAGAGAAGAACCCATTACAAAGCTGAAGTCCCTACCTTGGCGAACTGCTCAAATTGCGGAGCAGCAGTCCTCTACCACCGTGTATGCCCAGAATGTGGCTACTACAGAGGCCGCCTTATGATTGAAAAATCAGAGGCAAAATAGTACAGGCAGTACAATGGTTGCTGTTCCCGGCCCGGTTTATGCAGAGGAAATTCTGAGGCCGGAAGCCTAAACAAAACATACTGACATTAAATAGGGAGCCATATGAGTAAAAAAGCAGTTATAACAGGAATCGAAGCATTTCTCCCCGATTACGTACTTACTAATGACGAGCTGGCGACAATGGTGGATACCACTGACGAGTGGATAATGTCCAGAATTGGAGTGAAAGAGAGAAGAATCCTGAAAGAGGACGGTCTGGGCACTTCATATATGGGAACGGAAGCTGTAAAGAAACTGCTAAAGAAGACAGGTACATCTCCGGACGAAATTGACATGCTGGTTTGTGCGACTGTTACTCCTGACATGCTTTTCCCTGCTACTGCAAATGTAATTTGCGACAAAGCCGGGATAATGAACGCCTGGGGTTATGATATCAATGCCGGATGTTCCGGTTTTATATTCACTTTGGCCACGATTGCCCCTTTTATAGAAACCGGGAAAGCCAAAAAGGTAATCATTGTGACCGGAGAGAGAATGTCGTGCATTACTAACTACCAGGACAGAACAACCTGTCCTCTTTTCGGAGATGCGGCAGTTGCAATGTTGGTTGAGCCTTCTGAAGATGGGTCTCTGGGCTTATTTGATTCCATACTTCATGTGGACGGAGTTGGACGGCAGTTCCTGTTCCAGAAGGCAGGAGGGTCACTTTATCCTCCCACAGAGGAGACTGTCAGGGCAAGAGAACACTATATTTATCAGGATGGCCAGGTCGTATTTAAATATGCTGTAAGCAGGATGGCTGACGTATCTGCCGAGATAATGGAGAAACATAACCTTACTGCAAAAGATGTTGCTTATCTGATACCTCACCAGGCAAACTTGAGAATCATAGATGCAACCGGCAAAAGAATGGGACTCTCAAAAGAAAAAATATTGGTCAACATAGAAAAATTTGGGAATACTGCTGGAACCTCAATACCTTTGGTGTTGTGGGAGTTTGAGAAGAGGTTCAGAAAGGGGGACACTCTTATATTGTCTGCCTTTGGAGCAGGATTCACTTGGGGTGCCCTTTATTATAAATGGGGGTATGATAGTTAGTTGGTTGATTGATTGATTGATTGATTGATTGATAATGAATGTATTATCATAAAAGCAGGTTCTTTTTATATATGGCCTCATAGTTCAAGGGATAGAACGGAAGTTTCCTAAACTTCAGATTCGCGTTCGAGTCGCGGTGGGGCTACAAAAAGAGTCGGAGAATTCCGACTCTTTTTTTGTGTGGAGTAAATATAAGGTAGATAGATAATTACAAAACATGAAAGACTAGATAATGTATCCATTTTTTATAAAAACATTTGATTATAATTACTAATTTTAAAATAAATAATTACATTTAAACACGGAAAATGTATTAAAATGAACTCTGTTGTTTTACGAATGTTTTACATGTTTTACAAAATATGATAACTCTTAATCCTGTAGTTATACCACATCAACAACGGCGTGATGGGACTTGGAATATTAAAGTTCGTGTAACCCATAATAGGCAATCTGCATATATTCAAACGCCTCATGTAGTAGTCAAAGAGCAACTAAATACTGATTTTAGCCTTAATGACAATTTTGTGGACCTGGAGATACAGGAAGATATACTCCAGATGCGTAAAGAAGTTGCACGGAGCTATACCTGCTTACTCCCACTTTCTGCCAAAGAAATTGCTAATCACCTGACGAAGATAATATATAATCATGAATCGAATAATATCAATTACCCAGATTTTGCTGATAAATTTATCTTGAAGAAAAAGAAAATAGGATCTGGTACCTACCGTAACTATGAAGTATCACTTAGTCGATTAATTCAGTATGTTGGGCATCGTAGCTTTACATTTAATGATATAACATACAATTTCCTACAGAACTTTGATGAATGGCTTGAGAATAACGGAACAGGTCCAAGGGGGAGACATATGTATTTGTCGAATATGAAAACAATTATAAAGGAGGCAAAGAAAGAGTTCAATGATGAATCGAGTGGTAAGATTCTAATTCCGAGAGATCCTTTTGCACAATTTGAAATGCCGGCTTATGGTGATGCTGAGAAAAGAGCGTTAACGATTGAGCAGTTAATCCGGATTCGAGATGTTGAATTAGTAAAGGAAACTCATAATATGGCCAGGGATGTATTTATGATGTCGTTTTACCTAGTAGGTATGAATTCTGTTGATCTATATAGACTAGATCGAATTGAGGATGGGAGAGTGGTATATAATAGGAGTAAGACATATAGAAGAAGAAAAGATAATGCTTTTATCTCGATCAAAATTGAGCCGGAGGTAACTAGTTTGATAGAGAAATATAAACGAGCAGACAATGGCCCTATTTTTACTTTCTCTTCAAGATACAGCGATTCTAATTCATTTAATATTTATATAAATAAGTACCTAAAGGAGGTTGGGAACACTGTCGGAATTAAAAACCTTCAATTTTATGCTTCCCGGCATACTTGGGCAACATTGTTTGTCAATGAGTGTAAAGAGCCGGAATCAGAAGCAGCCTTCTGTCTTAACCATGTATCTGAGCATAAAGTAACATCCGGATATATTAAAAAAGATTTCACTCGGATTGACCGGGCGAATAGAAAGGTCATGGATTTACTTATATAGTTGGCATATCTTGATAAACTTTCCCATCTATAAGTTTACCATTTGCTTTTTTATTTCTTTTTACACCATCACTTCCCCAAGTCCCCCACTGCTTAAAAAAGAACATGGCACCCTGTTCTTCAGTCTGAGTTTTGATTGAAATGAGCCATTCTGGTTTCATTGGTCTCGCCTTAAATCCACTTTCTCCTCCAACTATCACCCAGTTGATATTTGTTAGATCAATCCTTCCTAAATCTTCGAGTAAAGGTTCACATGATAAGAACTTAACACGAGCTGGGATGGTTCTTAAATAATCAATTCTAGATTTTGAAGAACTAACATCAACGGTAACACCTAACCAAACATTTTGAGGGACTTCTTTAGAAGATAAATATTCAGACATTCTTTTTGCTCTTTTAGTGAGAATTTGATAATTATGTTGAGGTGTATATTTTATAACTTCAAATATCTTATCTAGAAAATCATTTGAGACCTTTTCATGAAAAAGGTCACTCATTGAACAAATAAAAATATTATGAGGTGTATTCCATTTATAAGGTTCGCCGATGCATTGATCATGAGTTGTTACAATAAATCCATTTTTATATTTTTCTTGATTCATTGCTTTCAGCCTAAGGGCCATAGTTTCAGCATAACAATTTTGGCATCCAGCTGAAACTTTTGTGCATCCTGTAATTGGATTCCAGGTTTTATCGGTCCATTCGATTTTAGTTGTTTTCATTATAAGACCTTGATTTGGTATGGGTTAATTCTGTGAATGCCGGATGACTTCTTATTAAAATTACCAATGATAGACACTCTTTTCTGCTCTACTAAATTAGTAATAATATCAACATAAATCGAAGGTAAACATCCTTTAGATAAGGCGTATTTCATACCAGAAATATTATTCTTTATTATAGAAGTTAATATTAACCTTTCAAGATCCTGTTTAACAGTTGTAACTTTATTTGTATTGGATGGATTATGAAATAAGGTTCCTACAACATAGTCATTATCGATATTGCAATTTGATTCTCCAGAATAAATATCAGTTCTCCAACATACTTTTAAAAATTTTTCCATTCCAAATGGATGATTTGTGCCAAAAATAAGTCCATAATAATTGGGTGGTTTAGATATAGTAAAATGATGTAGATAATATTCTTTGTTTGAAGGAATAAGACTTCTAAAATAATTTGCTATTTCTCTATGACATTCATCATGCTTATCTGGATTGAAGTTTATATCCTTATCAGCCAAGAATTCTTTTACAATAGTGGAATTATGAAATCTTCTTATTGTCGAAGAAGAAATAAAAAAGATAAAATCTGTCTTTGGAGATACAACGAGGCTATTGAATATATCATTATCTATTTGTTTAAACCCATATTGATCTAGAATAATAAATTTTCCATAGTCTGGATTCTTTAATATTGAAGTGAATGTTGGATTATTAAATAATTTATGAAATTCTAGATTTTCAATAGAATGCCTACTTTTAAGCAAGCAGGAGTCATAATTGCAATTCTCTTTACAACTGTCTAAAAACTCTATTATATTCTGCTTTAATGTTTTTGTTTTTGATCTTTGCTTATCGTTAAAGATAAATTTTATTTCCTTGCTGGTGTTTTTATTGATTAATTCACAATTTTTATGATCATATCCAACAAATTCTTCAAGTAATAAAAGTGGAGATCCGTGATTTCCACAAATATCCTTGCCACTACCAGCAAATAGATCATATATGAATATTTTAGAAATGAATTGGTTATGTAAAAATACAGGAAGCCATTCTCTGAAGCATTCTCTAAAAATTTCAAGCTTTAGTTGAGTCGTAGCTGAAAATCTATGGCTATTAATATTTTTAGTCATTATTTATTGTTTTCCATTCTTTTACTCATAATGATTTTTATCAACTCATCAGTTTGGCCCTGAGATTTTTTTAGCATCTCAATTAACTGATTAATCATCTTAAGCAGATTGTCATAATCTTTTTTTGGAACGTATTCTGATGGATCCATTAAATAATTATTTATATATAGGATATCTTCTAGCTTATTTGTCTAAGGTTCTTTTATCGTGTCCCGTTTTGTTTTGAACATTGATTTTATTTCTTCGAACTCTTCGGGTGTGAGGTATTTTGTGTCTAATTTAAGTAGCCAATGATACACATTTTGTTGACCGATTGTAACAACATATGCTTGTACAAATTCCCAGCCTTGTGATCCCATCCAGTTCATTGCATCAACCATTGAATTAAAAACAATCACTTTGCCATCTTCCCCTCTGAGTCTAGTATCTTCTCCAAATCTTGTATTTTGTCCAAAGTCTATATTTACGGTAACTTTTGGACTAAGTAACTTTTGAGCTCCTAAAATCTCACAATAGATGTAAGAATTGCCAGTTATACTTGTTTTGCCTCCTTGTGAGTAACTAATGGTAAAAAATGACATAAAAGTCATTACGGTAAATAAAAATTTATTCATAGTATAAAATTATAATGTTGTATCAAAAATAGCATAAAGTAATTGTTCATATTCATTTATGAAGTTAACCATAGACCAATCTAATATTTATATTTTATATAAACGACATGTCCTACCTTTGCTACCCTACATCTGCACATTCGGCATCCTCTTGAACATGGCCGTTTTTTGTTTCACTACAATATTTTAATATTTCATGTGACAATCTCTCATTAATAAGAGTTAACCTTCCAATTGATTCGACAAGAGTAGTATTATTTTTTACAAGCTGAGAATTATTCTCTATTAATAATCTCATGTTTGTGAATGCAATATCAGGTTCTTTTATAATACCTTTCTCCTCATTTCTATCCGGATCTTGACTAAGTAATGGATACCCTTCTCCTAGCAACAACCACGCTTTGTTGATTTCAGGATACGCCTCAATAATATCTTCAAGCAAATTGTTAGAAAGCCCATTTCTTTCTCTTATTACTTGTGATGTTTTAACCCCTCCTTTATCGTTGTATTTAGAAGAAAATTTATGTGCAGAAATTTTGTACACTTCTGTTATTAGATATTTTAATCTTTTATTTACTTCAAAATCAGCCATTAATAAATATCGTCTAAAAATATTAACAAAATGCTTGTATTTAAAGCAAAATGTTTTATATTTGCATAAAAGTTTGCATTTGAGTACAAATAAACGCATTAAAGATAAAAAATAAATAGCAAAATAACGCTAAAAGAGATGGTTACAAGTGAAAATTCTTTCAGAAGAGGCTGGCTCAAAGTGCCAAAAGGTAAGCTGGATGATGTGAAACGAGAGATTATGAGGATCATGGAAATTAAAGCTTATTCCGCTTGGTTTTCCAGGCTCGCCGGTAAAAAGATTCTTCGGCAAATTGACAAAGAAGCAATCGAGAAGGTTTTTGCTCAACATGGTATAAGTGATATTTGGGGGAGGGAATAATCATGGTTTCTTCCTTTAGATTGACTAGAAGAGAGGAGCAAGTTGCTGAATTGTTGGCATGGGGTGCTGCGAAAAAAGAGGTCCCCGACCTACTTCCTATAAAACCTGGGAAAAATCCAATAGCTATACGAACAGTAGAAAATACAGTTCGTAGTATTTATGAAAAGCTGAATATTCAGAAAGTTAATGAGCTTTCAGCTTGGTATTTCTGTACACATTTCCATATATCAATGGATCTTTCCCCTCTAAAAAGGAAGGTCATTACTTCTTTCATGTTGGCAATTCTTATATGCCTTGAGTTCGCATTAAGCACAGACTTTGTCCGTCCAGCTACAAGAGTAATGAGGTCTGTTAAATCAAAAACAATTCGACCCAGGAACAGGAGAGACGATACATTTTTTATTGAAATCTAGTTATGACAACGACAGGCAATATTGTAACTATAGAGATCCTTGAGCTTAAGAATCTTTTAATAGATGCTGCTACAATTGCTTTGCGACAGAATCAGGTTAATAATTCAAAAGAGAAGGCAACGATCTCTCTTCGCCAAGCATATAAGAGATTTGGTTCTGGTAATGTTAACCGTTGGTTATCTGAAAAGTTATTGCATAAACATCAAGATGGGCCTGGATTAAATTATAGGATCGATATTGTCGAAATAGAAGCACTTTCTAAGGCGAATAATAGGGTATCATATTATAGAAATAAGGGAAATGAACAATGTAGTAAAAGAGCAAAAAAGACAGCTCCGTAGTCTTTGTTTTACGTTTCAAAATGAGTTTATAGCTGTTAAAACTGTCCAGGACCAGTACAAAATGCTTTATCATATTCAGGAGACAGTTAGAAGAGAATTTAGGGAAAAACTGAAGACTAGAGAAATTTTATATGAAATAGGGAAGATATTTGGAGTGAGTCCTCAAACAATCTACAGGTCCGTATCTGCAATAAAGTCAATAAAATCTGGACAAACGCCCAAAAAGTATGCATCTAGGACATATAATAACTTAAAAAACAATATAAAATCAAGATGAAAAGGATATCAAGAAAAGGGAAAATGACAATAGTTGTCATCCTTGCTTTTTGCCTGTCTGGTTATGTTCTTAGCCAGTGGTCCTCCGATGAATCTCTTACTGTCTGGATGATACTTGTAAGTCTACTGATACATGTTCTCATCCCTTCATTTCTTGCCTGGGCAATAATATATAAGAGACTTGTTAATAATTAATTTCCAATACTATGAATTATCTATTAGTATTCAAATCATATCGGATGACAAAGAATCGCTATCAACAAGAAGTTAAGGACATGTTGATTGAAAAGTATGATAGGCGGGTAATTCAAGGAGAGGCTTTGGATCATGTCTTGGTACAAATTAAATCTGAAGTATTCAAACTTCATGAAAAACATAGGTCATGCCATGACATTGAAATCAGCTTCTCTAGCTTTGAACAAAATGACTTTATTCTCCATTTCGATCAAGCAATAACGTTCCCTATGTATCAAATTAGATTCTATCATATTAACAATGAGTTATGATTTAACTTTTTGAACTTGAATAAAATGAAAGGGGTTTGTAAATACTGCGGTTGCACTGAAGAATCAGCCTGTTATCATCCTGATTATGGTAATTGTTACTGGGTAGATGAGAGTAAAACTATTTGCTCTCATTGCCTGATAACAGGAAAAGACATACTAGCTAAAAAGGCTAAGGCAAAACACAATTTGATATATAGGATCCGCAGGGCCGGTCAGGGCCGTGTGGTTACTTCTCAAAAAACGATCTATTTCTTTTATGAAGAAAAGGATAAGGTTTTAACAAGAAAACATTTGAGACTACAGAGAGAATATGGATTTATGATTCAATCGGAACTAGTAAAATGAAATTTTATGAAACTCAAATTATTTACTCCAACAAGATTAAACAAGCCTTCGATTTCTCTATATGAATCAAACGGAGAGATTCGTATCAGCCAGTCATTGTCTGATATGGTAGGCACAAGTGCAGGCTCTAAATTACAGATCTTCCAGGATGAAGATGAGCCTGCTGACTGGTACATCAAGTTTAACACGGAAGATGGTTATCTTCTGCATAACAAATCTGGAGGAGGGTACTCGTTTAATAGCAAGCCCCTTATAAGGGCGATTAAGGGTAGTATCAAAATTCGTGATGGGGCTAAACTTATCATTCCGGTTTCACAAGAACCGGATCCTAAACTTAATATATATATGCGATTCTTACAAGTGCATTAAAGTAAACATATATGGACGCTCAATCACACATAAAAGTTATCAATCACGGATTTACAATTATTCGTATTGATGATTATCCTGCGATAAGGATAAAATATAAGGACGAAGAACATAGGGAATGGACTACTCTTGAAAATTATCCTAGTAAATCTGCTAGAGATAAGGCATTTAAAGAATTGATGCAACAACCTTTTATTATACAAGATTAGTCCTTTAAAAATGAATAATCTTCAATCATATTTGCCATACAGGAGATCCGGAATGTCCGGGACTATAAGTAGACATACGAATATCCCGGACAGGATCTTTATATCATGAGATTGATATTACATGGACTCAAGAGGCATTTCTCTATTGGCAAAATTGGTTTTAATTAAACAAGTATTTTAGTTAAATGCCTCTTTTTAAAAAACGGACATGAATCAGATTTTCAAATATCAGGGTAATGACATCACATTCCAAATAGGTAATGGAGATGTTATGGTTAATGCCACTGAGATGGCCAGGCCTTTTGGTAAGAGAGCAGGAGAATGGATCCGTCTTCCATCAACACAAAATTATTTAGACGCTTTAGAAGCTATGGGAAAATCCCATAGGTCCCGACTTGTTTACACGGAAAATGGAGTAGGCACATGGCTTCATGAAGATATGGCATTAGAATTTGCTAGATGGTTATCTCCCAGGTTTGCTATTTGGTGTAATGATAGGGTTAAAGAGTTGATGAAATATGGTTTTACAGCCTCACAGGAGAAGTTAGATCAATTAGTAAATAATCCGGATTTACTAATATCATTAGCATCGCAGTTGAAAAAGGAGAGGGAAGAGAAATTATTATTACAAAATAATAATGCACAATTACAGGATACTATAACAAAACAGGCTCCTAGAGTTCGATTTTCTGAAGCGGTCGAAGCTTCTAGTAATTCAATTTTAATTGGAGATCTTGCAAAAGTATTATACCAGAAAGGAGTAAATATAGGACAAAATAGACTTTTTAAATTTCTTAGAGGTCACGGTTATCTATGTTCAAAAGGGGATCTATATAATACTCCATCACAGAGAGCTATGGAGATGGGGCTCTTTGAGATTAAAAAGAATCTAATAATTAAGCCTAATGGAACCACGCTCGTAACATCTACTACGATGATTACTGGTAAAGGACAAATTTATTTTACGAGTAAATTTTTAACTGATTTTAAACGGATTGGAGTATGAATCCAGTAATCGCTAGCATAATTACAATAGGGGTCTGTGCCGGTGGACTGCTGTGCATATTCTTGATTGACAATCATGTCAAAAATAAAGCCAGGGCTAGGATAAAGCAATTATTAAGCGAAAATTGGTTTGTGAGTGATAAAGAAATGGAGAAAGCAAAGAAAGCAATAAGCTCCGTATTCCAGGATACCGACTTTGTTTTTAAGGTTGACTGGGAGGATGTACAAACCAAAATTATAACATCTTATGATGTTGAATGTATAATTAACAAGATAAAATGAAGGTGAAATGAAAAAATTAAACATTACAGAAAAAATCAAGTCATTTGAGGACGCTTGTGAATTTTTAGGGCTTGACCCTAATGAACTGCCGGCAGTAGATAACCTTCCTGAGAAGGACCGGAAATCAATAACTGCTTACTACAAATTAATCATTATTACCCGAGCTATTAATCAGGGATGGGAACCAATATGGTCAGATACCAAAGAGTACAAATGGTGGAATTATTTCTATACCAGTTCGGCCTCCGGTTTCGTTTGCTCGAATGCGGATTATGCGTCTACGGATTCGGGCATCGGCTCCCGGCTTTGCTTTAAAGCCCGCGAACTCGCCGAATATGCTCGGAAACAGTTTGAGCAACTCTATCTTGAGTATCTATATATCACAATACCTCAAGTTGATCCAGAAAATTAACTTTTACACAATGAAAACATTACAAATTGATGAAAAGAAGGCATTAAGTCTGTACAGCTCCGCAAGTGAAGAATTTAAAGCCATGCTAGAAGATTCCTTCGGGTTGAAATTTTTCAAAAAGGATATTAGAGACAGGGTCAAATCATATGAAGATGCCTGTAGAGAATTGAAATTAGATCCAGCCAGCCTCCCTGATGTTTCAGATTGCCCAGATGAGGATAAGGAAGCCATGATAGCATATTATATGCTTTCAATTATTGCCAGGGCACTTAATGAAGGCTGGAAGCCCGACTGGTTGAATAGTAGTGAATATAAACACTATCCTTGGTTTGATTATGATCGTTCGGCCTCCGGTTTCGTGTTCTCGCATACGAATTGTGCGGGTACGGGTACGGACTTCGGCTCCCGGCTATGCTTTAAAACCCGCGACCTCGCTGAATACGCCGGAAAACAGTTTTGTGAACTATATAACAAATACTTCAAAGCATAATCATGTTAGAAGATGATGGCAGCCTTGCTTTCTTGAACATACCTCCCGATGAAACATTCAGGAGGTTCAACTGCTCTGAGATCACACAGCAAAAGCTCATTAACAGGACGTTTTGGGTTATCGATTATTTTGACAATGTGAAAACAAAATATGGTGACAATAGATTCCTGGTCAAGATCAAGTTTAAGATTGAGGACGATGATTCTGAAGCAAGGAAATTCTTTACTAATTCGCAGGAAATCAAATATGTTCTTAAGAAGATAAGAGAGATGAGCAAATTTCCAAGAAAGGTAACAATGCTAGCATCCGGTACAAGATACTATTTTGAATAAACAGGTTGTTTGCTTTATGGGTGCACTTCGTTCAGCCTCCAGTTTCGTTTACTCGAATACGAATTATACGAATACGAATACGAACATCAGCTCCCAGCTATGCTGATAATAAAAGGCAAAGACCTTGCCTCTAGGCAGAAAAACAAGATTTTAAAGGAGTGCTAGTAGAGATATCGAATGTTCTCCGGAACAAAAGCAAAAAAAATGAAACGATACGGCAATTTATACGATAAGATCTGTAGTGTTGAGAACCTCAAGCTGGCTGACAAGATTGCCAGGAAGGGCAAATTGCGTTCTTATGGTGTTAGAAGACATGACAAACATAGAGAACAGAATATTCAGCGACTCCATGAGACTCTTGTCAACGAATCTTATCGTACATCAAGCTATACAATCTTTAAAATTTACGATCCTAAAGAGCGGGAGATATCCCGGCTTCCTTATTATCCAGATAGGATTGTCCATCATGCTATTATGAATTATCTAGAGCCAATATTTGTGTCAGTTTTTACAAAAAACACTTATAGCTGCATAAAAAGAAGGGGTATTCATGGTGCTTTTGTCGATGTTCAAAACGCACTGAGAAGAGATCCCACTGGCACAGATTATTGTCTGAAATTAGATATCAGAAAGTTTTACCCTTCAATTGATCATGAGATACTGAAATTGATAATAAGGAAAAAGGTTAAAGACAATAGATTACTATCACTCCTTGATGAGATTATTAATTCTGCTCCAGGTGTGCCAATCGGTAATTATCTCTCACAATATTTTGCAAATCTTTACCTGGCATATTTTGACCATTGGATCAAGGAGGAAAAGAGGGTTAAACATTACTTCCGCTATGCAGATGATATCGTGATTTTACACTCCAGTAAGGAATATCTCCGGGGACTTTTTCTTGAGATACAAGATTATTTATCAGAACGCTTAAAGTTGGTTATTAAAAAAAATTGGCAAATTTTCCCTGTCAAGTCAAGAGGTATTGACTTTATCGGGTATATATTCTATCATACTCATATACTGTTAAGAAAAGGGATAAAAAAGCGGTTCTGCAGACGTTTGTCATTGCTTAATAAGAAAGAGATCTCAGATAAAAAATATATGATAGCTATCTGCTCCTGGCTTGGTTGGGCAAAACATTGTGATAGTAAACATCTGCTTAATAAAGTATTAAAAGGGAAATATTATGAAAGACAACTTAAATATTGCAACATTCCCGGAAGACCTTAAAAAGTGTAGAGAGGGAGCTCTTAAATATAAGGAATTCGGCAGTTTAAAAGGTAGATATCCTGTTAGAATAGACAGTAGAACAATAATTTATAAAAAGAAAGCATTATGATAATTCATCTCCCATACATAAATTTTGATCACTTTGCTACTATAGTAGCTCTTTATGATGCCAAAGCTGCTGAGTATAATGGTCAAGTGGCAATCGAACATGATGCTGGTAATAAGTCCCGGAATTTTCTTAAAAGTGCTCATAGAGAGCTTTGGTTTGACTATATCAGAACCATAAAAGGTGAGATGTCAAGGAACCTCCTGGTATTTAAAGATGCGCCTCTGCTGCTTCAAATAGAGGCCCTTTCCCCGGTCATTCTGAAGACTAACAGGAAAAGGTCATCTTCTAGGACAAAGAAGTCTGAGGCCACGATTTACCGTCTTACAGAGCGTTTAATAGATGCTGGAGTTATCCTTGAAAAGAAAAATCATGGTACACAGAGAGACTACGAGCTGTTTTTAAATCCTGAAATGATCCCCGTGTGGGACTATAAAAACGAAGATTTTGACCCCCTCACATATACATTAAAAAATGGCTCTGATAAAGCGATTCAGGCTGCTTTGCGTTCAATTTGCACGCCATGTTCTAGTAACATGAACATTCTTAATAAAAGAATAATCACTCAGAACAATCCTGAACATAAAAAGGTGTCACCTAAGGTGACCACTTTCAATGAACAAACCAGAACACATACCCAGAACACAGGAGATCCAGAGATCGGCATCCGCACAACGCCAATGATGAAAATTAACACATTTAATGATGCTACCATTCCAGATAGTCAGTTTGAAGGTGAAATTCAAGCACAAAACAGCATAAAAATTAACACATTTGAGGAATATTCCCACAAGCTAGAGTTATTGAGAAAAAAAGAAGAGGAAAGGAAGAGGAAATATGCAATAATGTTTGTTGAGTTTGTTATCTCAATTCTTTTTCCAGGCAGACAAATCTACAAATCTGAACGTGAGAAGGCTTATCAATATGGAGAGTTGTATTTTTCAACATATCAATCTGACCATGACTGTTTCAGGGCACTGGAAATATATCAGGAGCGGGTCCGTTTAGTTCGAAGATGGTTGGATAATAATACTGCATTTGATTTTTCTAATGTTTGGCCAGCACACTACATAGATCCGGACAACAGACAATGTGGTTTTATTAATACAAAAGAATGGTTGAAGAAACATAGAAAATATAAAGAACTTCAGTTTAAAACCAGAAAGTTAAAAACAGAACAGGGAGCTCTTGATTATGCTCTCACAAGGTTAAAAGAAAAATGGACTAACTCATCTTCATTTGCATATTGGAGGAGTTATATAATAAATAAAGCTCCTTCACGTGTCCAAGAGTATGAGATAGCAGCTAAAGCAATACTAGAGAATGCCAATAAATTGCATCATAAGTCAATTAATTGATATGAAATGTAAATTAATCATCAAAAAAAGGAAATAGTATGTCGAATTTTGGAACAGATCTTTCAAAGTTTAAAATGGTTCTATATTTAAAAAATGGAGATAGGAAATGTTTTTATTCCCTTCTTAATGAAGAGAAGAAAGGTGACCAAATTGCCATAAGAGGTATGCAGAGGCGCCTTCTTGAGAACAGATATAAAGGGAAATATCAGACGGCAATAATATATGACAGGATCCAGGATAAAGAGGTCCAAAAATTTATTAACGGCAAAATGGAAAAATTATGATTACTACAAAGGTTGACATCAGACAGCATATTTGTGAATATGCAATTGGAAAATTTGGTGAAAATTATGAGAATCCCATTGACATACCGGACCGATATGATTTGTATCATACTTTATGGGATCTCTTATCTCCTCGACCTTCCGATCATCAGATCGACAAAGGGAATCTAGAAATCTTCATTCCTTGCCGTAAAGTACAGGAATATTCAGGAGAAAAAATTGGCAAGAATCCGGAACGATTCAATTATTTATCAGCTAGAGCAGCAAAAATAATTGATATTAAGATAGAGACGATGTTATTTGCAGAGCTACATGACCTTCTTGATGAGAATAAACACCGTAAAGGAATAGAATACCAGGAAACGGTTCACATTTTTGTTTGCAAATACCAGATCTCTTCTATTTCCGAGGATGCATTATTAAAAAATTATTACCGGTGGAGGAAAAAAATTAAACGTATGAAAGACACTAGACCCTATACTAAACATAACTAAAAAATATTTCAATGACTTGGTGTATCAATTTGTCCGATTTGGAGACCAAAAATGTCCTAAAAATGTCCTAAAAGTGTCAAGTGATTTAATTTGAGATTATTATAAGCTGTAAAAATTAATATATTATGGAAGTATTTGATCAAATTGGCAACAAATTTTCAATTGTGCCCATTTCTGATGTTTCTACAATAGAAGGGAACGAATACACATTGTCTTCGAGTAAAAATTTCCTTACTATCTATACGTTAAATGATCTTGTGTTTGATCAAAAGCCAAACACTTCAGACGCGGGTGTATTCTATAACCAATCCATGACTGCTATTATAAGCAATGATTTATTGCGTTTTAACAATCAGGATGTGATGATTTTATTATATACATTAAGAGACCGTATTTTTATTTGGGGATCAAAAGATTTCCCTGTTAGATGTAAGTGTACACCACTCATCTCGTCTATCTCAGTTGAGCTTACTTCTAACAGTATATTTCCTTTAACATTCAATCAGTAGTCCTTTCCACCTATATTATACTACAGCATATTTGCAAAAACAACAGATATGCTTAGATCGTATTTGGATCAAACGCTCAGCTTCTTTCGCTTAGCGCCTTTATTACTTTCAGAGGATTCATTTAATGAATTTCTCGTCAGGTTTGATTTTTTTGTAAAAAACAGTTCCGAGCCAGAGCACTATTCAAAGTTCGTCGCAGAGCAAATTAAATCATACCAGGAAAAATACGACTCAATTTTTCTTACTTGTGATTATGATGATAAATCTATCCCTGACAGCATTGCTGCTTATTATATAGATGGGTTCATTGCTCATGAAAAGAATTGGTGGTATTGCTCTACAGAACAGTTTCTTGAGGATATTTTAATGGCAGAGTCAAATGAGAAGATCATTGGCCATCTTATAATAATCAACTCACCTGGAGGAGAGAGTTATAATCTTGAGAATGTCAATAAGCAAATCAGAAGTCTCAATAAGCCTGTAATATCAGCAGTCAAAAAAACAATGTGTAGTGCAGGACTCTATTTGGGTGTTGCTGCAGATAAAGTCTATTGTATAAACCAGTTTGATCTTATTGGCTCAATTGGTACCATGATATCATATTGGGACTGTAAGAAAGCGCTGGAGCAATATGGGTATACATTAATAGAGGCTTACGCAACCAAGAGTACTCATAAAAATAAGATCACCAAGGATGTAGAAGAGGGGAAGACAGAAGAGTTTATAAAAAGATTTCTGGACCCAGTCCAGGATGAATTTGAAAAAATCGTAAGGCAATGCAGATCTAATACTGCAAATGCACCTGATGAAGCTCATGTATTTAATGGTGAGATCTACTATGCAGAAGAGGCTATAAAATATGGGCTTATTGACGGAGTCAAGAGTCTGGATGAGATAATTATTGAGCTTTACCAACTAGGTAAAGAATATCAGACAAGAAGTAAAATTTCAATCACTTAATTTCTATAGACATGTTTAAAAAGAACTTACAAAAGGTTTTGATAGCCCTGGGCTTGATGGACAAAGCAAAGAGCAAAACGCTCTCAAAAGAGGACTGGACAAAGATTCAGGCGTCTTACAAAGAAACTTTCGGGCGCGATTTCTATACAGACGCAAACGAAGACAGCGAAGATGCTGCTAAAGCAAAAGCATACGATCATGCGATGGGTATCATCTCATCAGCAGAAGTAGATACTGATGAAGAAGATGAAAATGATGAGGAAGAGGAGGAGATTACTTCTGAGTTAGACAATGAAGAAGAAGAAGAAGAGGAAGAGGAGGAAAATCCTAAGAAGAAGGCAAAAAACCTTGGTAAAAAAATTGAGAAGATTGTGAACACCAACAAAAAACTTGCAAATCAAGTAAAATCCCTCTCATCAAAGGCTTCATTAGACCAGCCTATTGAAGTAAAGAAGGGAGCTGTTGTAGGATTGGGTGGATTTCATACTCCCAAATTTGCTTTTGGCATTGAGCATCCATTGTTCGCAGCAGAAAAACGTTGGAACCAAATCCTGATGCATGGGAAAAACATCTCTCTAAAGTCAGATCCGGATAATGAAGTTTTCGAAGACTTCCAAAAGGAGTTTAAATCATATGCAAGAGATCTCTCGAAAAGGATGCAGTCGCTGCATACTACTGGCCTCTTAAATGTGAAGTCCCTAAATACAGACGGGTCAATTGACTATTCTGGTCTGGCTGATGCCGGTCTTGGAAGTCAATATCTGGTAAGACGCCAGGATGCTCTCATCGCACGAATCATTGCTCTTCCAACTGTGTTTGATGTATTCCCTCTTCGCTCCAATGTACAAGATGGTGATTTAATAACCAATGCATTTTTTGGTGAGTTCTCACAAGCTTACCAGGAGGGTGAGATCTCTAAAGGCGGGATGGATCTTGTGCCTGAAAAAGCAAAAGTTCATGATGTAATGTTCAAGACCCTCTTCAAATCAATGAAGTGGATTGAGACTCAGTACATCGGCTATCTGAATACTGCAGGGAGTGATCCTGTTAAGTGGAATATGATTGAGTGGATGGTTCTTAACATCGCTATTGTTCTCAATAACGAGCGCAATGTTCGTACTGTACTTGGTCACAGAGTTGAACCAACAGCCGGAGTGAAAGGCCACTACTTACATTCATCTACCGGAGTAATCCACAGACTTCTCTCTTATATTGAGAGTTTCCAGGTCCTTCCTTTCGATGACTCAGATTATGCAACCTATTCTGCAACTACTATGTGTTCAGTTGCAGAAGCATTTGCAGAAGAGGTTAATCAGGTATTGGATAATCTTCTTGGTAAAGCCATCTATATGAACGAGAAGCATCGTCCATGGTATCTTCAGAGCTACAGATCCACTTATGGCAAAGATTTGGACTTCACCGGTCCTAACGAGATGAAACTCATGAATTATGATCTTCCAATCATATGGGTGCCAAACATGGGTAATTTGAAATTTATGTGGATTACCGAGATTGGTAATATCCAGGCTTTGGAGAATGTACCAGGCGAGATGTATAATACATATTTTGAGCGCAGGCTTGAGAATGTATGGGGGTTCTCTACCTGGAAAGAGGGAACTGCTGCTGCTTATGCAGGCAAGAAATATGCAACAGCTGCTGCTCTTGCAGCTGCCGGAAGGAAAGAGCAGGTTATTTTCATTAATAAGCCCGTGACAGTGCTGGCAAAGGATGCTACCACTGCAGATGGATCAAAGAACTTCTGGTTTGTTACTCAGGCAAACACAGCCGATGTTGCCCCTGCAAACCTTGAACTCACAGACATAACAAATCCTGAAGAGGGTGTTGTGTACAAGATTGAAGTTGGATCTGCAGATAATCCTCAGCACATCATGAAGGCTGAGAAGTTCTCTCTTATTACAGATGATTGGGAACCTACCGCAGTAGGGGCTTGGATTAAGTTTATCTATCGTAAGTCTGACGGCAAATTCCTTGAAGTTGCGAGATCGTAACGAAGTACCGGCAGGGACTCCGGTCCCTGCTTTCGGTTTCAATAAATAAATCACAATCAATTTACTAATTGCAAGTAGAAATGAAAAAGTTTAATAGGAAATTTAATAAAAGGCTGGCGCTGATTTCATCTTTGATAATAGCGCTTATAGGGCTTTTCTTCTTCACTGTTGCTGTTGATTCAGGGATGGGCTTGGTGGAAAGCCTGGGATTGACCGGGGGAGGTGTTAGCTACTGCGTAATGGCTGCTGTTGGCAACATTGGAAGAGTAACAGACAGAGATACATCCGGAGCTCAGATTGTCTCAAAATTGTGGATAATAGCTCTTGATCAGGTTGATGACACAGTTCAATTTCCCAGGCCAAATGCAAGTGGCGAGGTCGGGACAGTACCATTAAAAGCCGGAGAGTATATGCACTATTTTGAGACAATAGATGATTCGCTTGACGATAAATCAACCGGGAGTAAAGGAGATATAACTACAGCAGTAACGAATACTTTTACATTCATTATGGGCGGTTATAGGCGAGCTCTCCAGAAGTTTATGGAGGAACATGCCGGAGATAGGTTTATAATCCTTTATCAGATGGCTACTGATGCTCAGTACTATATTATTGGTAATGAGCTTAAACCCATGATCTTTAAAGCCTTTGATAGGACAAACAACAAAGATTCAAGGAGTGTTTCTTTTACCTTTGAAAATACCAGCTTCTTGCAGCCACAAAAGTATACAGGTGCTATTATTAAAGAGGCACCGTCATCAATAGATGCCAACGCTACAAATATTGCATTCACCTCTTCATCACAATATATTACAAATTTTGCCAATTCTGCAGCTACAACCATTGCAACCATTTCCGGTTTAGCTGCAGCTGATGAAGGACGGATTGTTGAAATTCTTGGTGGTGGGGGACCTAATCCAACCAATATAGAGTCAATCGCAGCCATTGTGCTGAAGAATGACACTACTTGGGTGGGTAGGGCTGGAAGCAGGCTGACTCTTAAAGTACTCGATTCAGAAACGTTAGTAGAGGTCTCAAGGATACAAACTGCATAGAGTTAAATATTGGTTAATTATTGGTTAAAGCTGTCGGCAGTGATGTCCACAGCTTTTTTTTGTCCTTCCGCACTTAGTAATGGATTGATACGTTTGCAATGCAAAAATGTTGAATTAAAATTTAAAGCCATGAGTTTAACTTTTCGTGAAAAAAATGCCATCGCAAAGAAGCTGGCTAATGACAGTTTTATTGACAGGGATAAGGAGCTCCTTCGTAAACACTTGCCACAAGATAAGCTGCTGAATCGCTCGCCTTCCCTCAGCAGGCCGGATCTATCATTTGATATCCTTTTTATACTGCTCGATTTTGAAACTGCAGAAACAATTCAGTCAAACAGAGTTAGTGTTAAAAAAGAGGAAGTTAAAAGTATTTTAGAAGCCAACTCTAAAAAGATAACTTCTCAGGCAAAGACTCCATTAAAAAAAAAGTTTCAAAAGAAGAGGAGTATCCAAACATCAGGTGGACAAAACTTGAAAGCCAAGACATCAGAGATGCTCACACAGTGTATTCAGACAGGATCTACAGCTATCGCAGGATGTGCGAACTGGATAAAGCACTTGAAGTAGAACCAAGCGCTTCCAGGATAATTGAAATAGTAGAACTTGGTATTAGGAATAGGATCTGCTTTAGAGAGTTGGAATATTTCAATAAGGCCGGCAGGTTCCTGTACGAGCATCCTCTCATTCAAAAGAATACCCTTCGCTCCACTTTAGTAGCCCTGATGAAAAGTGATCCGCAGGCTTTCCTGGAAGACCATAAAAATGTATCAAACAATGTCTCCAGGTATAAATCATTTCTAAACAGAAAAAAGGCTAAGGAGACTGACAAGAAAAAATGGCAAACTCAACTAAATAAACACACAGAAAAACTCGCTTTGATGGCCGAAATAATGCAAGAAATGAACTATGGAAAAAACAATTAGAGTATTTAACTTGGGAAACCTTCCAGTTTGTGATTTTGAAGAGTTCTATGACCTTCAAGAAGATTTTAAGATCTACGACCCGGAACTGAACAAAAAGCTCCAAAATCTCATCATTACGCGAGGTTTTAAGTATTCTTTTTTAGTTTGGGTAGATGAGGCAGGTAAGAAGTGGATTATTGACGCTCATCAAAGGAAAAAGGCCCTTGCGGAGTTAAGAAGTCAAGGGTATGAAATTCCGGCCATTCCTTACGAGTCTATTTATGCAGAGGATAAAAGGGAAGCTGTTGCAGAGATCGCTGCTCAAAACTCCATTTTTGCCCAAAAGAATCCGGATACCATTCTATTTGACAAGTACGAAATATCTGATGAAGATCTCTCCATCTTCAATTTAGACATGAGTCCAATAAATATGGGCTTCGCAAATATGCTCTCTGATGAACCTGAGTTAAAGGCTGAGCAAGATGATTACGAAGAGCCGGAAGATTTGCAGACAGATATTGTTTTAGGAGATATCATTGAGTTTACTTTAGGAAACCTCAGACATAGACTTCTTTGTGGAGACAGCACCAGCTCTGAGGATGTTGCTAAGCTATTATCCGGAGCAAAACCAATACTTATGGTAACAGATCCCCCATATGGTGTTAACTATGACCCAAACTGGAGAGCAAAAGTTGGAGGTAAAATAAAATCATTCAGCAAAGTAACTAACGATGACAACCCTTCCTGGTTTAATGCTTATGTTCTCTTCCCCGGCAATGTGATCTATGTATGGCATGGAGCACTATTTACTCATGTTTTTGCTACTGATATTGAGGAGGCCGGATTTAGCTTGGTTTCACAAATAATCTGGAATAAGAATACTTGTGCAATGTCAAGAGGAGATATCCACTGGAAGCATGAATCGTGCTGGTATGGTGTGAAAAAGGGACAGAGACATAACTGGCAAGGCGCAAGAAATGTGATGACAGTATGGGATATCCAAAACCTATCCTCTAAAAGTGTCAGAGAAAGAGAGGGCGTCTCCGGACATGGCACTCAAAAACCAATTGAATGCATGGCCAGGCCAATAATGAATAACTCTGCTATCAATGACTCCGTTTACGATCCTTTTATTGGATCCGGAACAACAATGGTAGCTGCACATCAACTACACAGAAATTGCTATGCAATGGAGATTACCCCTAAACACTGTCAGATGGTCGTTGACAGAATGAAGAGGTTTGATTCAAAGATTCAAGTAACAATTAACAGTCAAGAGTATAATGGCAACATATGATAGTCACATCCTTGTCAAAGTCAGGAATTGGGCTGCGTTGAAGTATTCCCCATCCAGGATAGTCACCTTGCTGGATCTACCAAAGGATGAAGCACAGGTTTTTCTTGACGATATTGAGACTGATGATCATCCATTGAAAAAAATGTATGACTTAGGATTTGCTATTGGTGAATATAATATGGATGTCTCTCTTATAAGGCAAGCTGAAGATGGCAATATGGATGCTGAATTACAGTTAAGACAGCGCCAAAAGGAGATGAAAATCAGAGAGCTTAAAAAAGATTTGTTTGGAGTATGAATAAGCTAGAGAGGTTACAGACTATTGATCCTGATGTACTGCAGAATTTTCTAAAAACACGCAGAAGCGCAGCTCTTCCGGAAGATCTGCAGGAGTATATCATTAAGATCAATGCTGTACCCTCAATTGTACACCATCAAGGAGCCAATATTACCAGGGTAGTCAGAGCCCTGCAAAAGCAATTTCCGGCCCTTAACTACAGCACTGCTCGTGATATCTATTATGATGCAATGAACTTCTTCCATATTGACGATACAATTACAGTTGACGCATGGGATAATTACTATGCAGATAAAATGGAAGATTTGGCCAGGATCAGTATTGCGCTTGATAAGCTTGATACAGCCAAAAGGTGTTATGATAAGGCTCATGAATTCAGGACTAAAGCAGCAGAAAGGATTAAAGTAACAGACTGGCAGGTCCCTGTATTTATAATAACCAATAAGGTTAAGCACACTGACCTTGGATATGAGAAGAAGAGCTTGCATGACATTGTCAGAAAGGATGAGGATGGATTTTACATTAATCTAATTAACTCACTTGAAACTTCTGACAAGGAGAAGAAGAGGCTTATCAGGGAAGCAAATATTGTTGATGTTGAACATGAGGAGGTAATGGATGATGAATAACGAGGAATATAATAAATTCGAAGAGTTATATCTGAATAATATGCAGTTGCTAGTTCAGCTGGTAGACTGCAATACTGTAATCATAGAGGCTGGTCGGGGAACAGGAAAAACAGAGGGAGTGACCAGTAGGAGAACTATTGCTGTCGCAAAAGATCTTCCAAGAGAGACTTCGGTATTAGCACATAAATCTTATGTCGCATTGCTGGCCAATGTTGTACCTAATATTATAGCATTTTATTCTGAGCCTAGAGGAGAAGAGCAGAAGCCTCTCTTGAGAGATGGGATTGACTATGTTGTAGGAGAGAGAACTTTGCCCAATCACTTTCAGAAGCCCAGGTTTGCACCGGAGCATCCGGAGCATACAATCTTCTTTGCTAATGGTCATAATATCCGTCTTGTAGCAACGGATCAGCAGGAGTCTATCGCCGGATCCAATATTGTCCACATCTTTATTGAGGAGATGAAGCTTAACAAAGGTGATAAGCTGAAGAGTAGGCTTATCCCAGCAATGCGTATTGGCCGATTAACTAAAAACATCTCTCAGACTCAGGCTTCAATTTATTATCAAGGTGTTACTGGAGTATCAGATACCGCTAGAGTATCGATTGGAGAGGACTCTTGGTTCCAGGAGTATGAAGAGAACATGAATGAGGAGCTTATAGCTGAGATTGTAACGCTGTCTCTGCATATTAATGAAGCTCTGTATAACATTCATCAAGGGAGAAATTTAGAGGCCATGCATAAAAGGGTAGCTAAATACACCCCAATACTTAACAGAATGCGTAAGGTAGCGACTCTTTATATGAGAGTAAGCACTTTCATTAACAGAGATGTACTTGGCCCTCAGTATTTCGCGACACAAAAGAAGATGCTTACATCCTCTGAGTTTTTGACTTCAATTTGCTCAATAAGGGAGAAGAAAGCAGAAAATATGTTTGTGGCAAATTTTGATGAGCTAACTCACACTTTTGATGATTCTTACAAGTATGAGTCAATAATGAAATTCAACCTGAAGGATAACTTCAGAATCACTTCAGAGTATTTAAAATATTACAATCCGGATGAGAAGCTTGAGCTCGGATTTGACCCTGGATCATTTGCCTCATTTGTAGTTGCCCAGGAAAATAGAAAGTCAAATGAATACAGGATTCTTAAGGAGCACTATGTTTACTCACCCAAGGACCTTCCGGAATTAGCCAGGGAATTTAATCAATTTTGGTGCAATCGTAGAAACAGAAACATTGACTTGTATTATGATAGAGCAGGCAATCAGCGCAAACCTCAGAAACGACAACACGAAACAGATGCAAAAGAGTTGAAGCACGAGCTTGAAAAGTATGGCTGGAGGGTAAGGCTTATGAGCTTGAATCAAAGGACAATATTTCATTGGGAGCTATACAAGTTGATGCTCAAACTATTTGCTCCAGACGATAAGGCTGTGCCAAAAATATTGATTGACTCAAATGAATGCCCTAACCTGATATCCTCAATTTATGCGTCTCCAATAAAAAAAGGCTCTAATCCTATTGAGCTGGATAAATCAAGCGAAATCAGGTTACCACTAAACCTTCAACCCGGTTTATCTACTCAAATTCCGTCAGGAATGTTCTATCTGCTGTGGGGAAAATTTGAAAAATTCTTGATAATGGCAAAAGGCACTTTTTCAGGTACTCTTCCGGAAAATATGACAGTATAAAACATATAAAACAGGGGTGTTCTGACATAAAAACAATATTTAATTAATTGATATACAGAATTTAGTTCGTAAAACAGTGAAAAAGGTTGTTGCATTACCGGTTCCCTTGCTCGGCACGCTGATTTTCAGAAATGCCATGCAGAGAGCGGAAAAGTCGGGAAATATGATGGGACGCGGGATGTGGGAGATAGACGTGGCCTGTGGTAGAGTCATAAAACGTAGAGAGACATTCACACAGAAAATCTTGCAATGCATGTCCTTTATCGACAGAGAATACAATTAGATATTTGAACTATGGAAACGATTGATGGATACAAAGCACTTAAGGCCCTTGAAGATATAACAAAGGCAGGAGCGAGCTTTACTATATCCTTCTTTAAATACTCACGTACTAAAAAGGAAGCATCAACGAAGCTCAGAACAATATCTGGCTGTAGAACCAGGGCTCAGATGCCGCATGAGAAGTGGGATATTGATGGAGACAATTACTTCCTGTTTGAATGCGCAGAAGGGAATAAAGCCTGCTACAAATACCTTATAAGATACATAGGCTTCCCTTACGATAACTATAGATTAAAGAAAGTTAAATGGTTTAATAATGAAGAAGAGAACTAAGTACGAATTGAACAGTCTGGGGTATATCAAGGCCGGGCCGGATACATTCACCTACCAGATAGGTGAGACACTACAAGAGGCCCAGGAGCTCTTCTCTGATGCCATACAGAGCACCGGTCGAAGTAATGTGCAGCTGGTAAGAGTAGATAAGTATAAGGTTTACCCTGCAGGTGCTAATAACTTAGAACCTAATGAGCAAAAGGAGATGATTGCGTCCAATCGTCTGTTGCCTGAACTGATAGAGAAGCAGATCAGGATGCTGTATGGAACAGGCCCTGTTCTCTATATCACTAGACATAAGGGGAAGGATGTCTGGAAAGAGTTTGTGGAACATGCTGAGATACAGGATTGGCTGGACTCTTGGTTGGAAAATGGGCTGTCTGATGACTATAAAACATATTTCAATAAAGCCATAAGGTCATACTACTATGATGAAGGGGTGTTCTCTAAATGGAGATTAGCAGAAGGTCTAAGAATAGGCATTAAGAAGGTAGCCGGGTTAGAGCATGTATCAAATCTGAGATCCAGACTAGCTACAACAGCTGATACTATGAACCGGACAGATTTTGAAGACAATGAATTCAAATATGTTATTGTAGGAAATTGGCTGCAGCCCGGCAAAGAATACAAGATTTATGATCGCTTTGATTATACAAATCCTTTTGCGAAAAATACTGCAATAAGCTACTCTAAAAACCCTTCTCATGGGGAGGAGATCTATGCATATAATGTCTTTTTCAGAGGCATAAGAGCATGGGTAATTGGCTCTAATAGGACTCCTGAATATATCAACAGCTTCCTTGAAAATGCTATCTCTGCAAGGTTGCACATCATTATTCCCAACGCCTGGGTACAGTCAAAAGTAGAGATGCTTAAAGATATGTGCTCATCCAATTCTGAAAGAAAAACAGAAAATCAAGAGTTACTGGTTATAAAATTCTCTGATACTGATATAATGGAGGTTGGAACTGAATATCACGAAGGATTGATTGCCGAGTACACGACAAAAGAGCTAAGAAAGCTTGCTAATTATCTTTCAGGAGCAGGCAAGAACCAGGGGAAATTGTATGCATCCTACAGCTTTACAAATTCTGAAGGTCAGGAGGAGCGCTGGAAAATTGAAGAAATTCCTAATAAATCAAAGGAATATATTGAGGCCCATACAACCTACGACAAAAGAGCAGATGAAGTTATCACATCTGCAAAAGGAATTGACTCATCTATATCAAACATCTCCAAGGATGGTGTGATTTCCAAGTCGGGAGCTGATGCCCATTACAATTACATGATCTACCTAAATGGGCTTACCATTCCGGAAGATGTTGTTTGCCGTGACATCAATTTTGCCATTAAGCTAAACTTCCCTGAAGCTTATAAAACAGGTATTCGCCTGGGCTTTTATCGCTCTGCAATAGAGAAGCAGCAGAATGTTTCTGAAGAAAATAGACTAACTAATTCACAAGTATAAACATGAATACAATTGACTTTTTTGATAGTATAGATGAATTCAGATCATTTGCACCGGGAGTAGAAGGATCTCTTCTTCTAGAGTCTCTATATCCATCATTTTTACCAACAAAAACAAAGATTCAAGATGTAATCACACCTGGTGTTTACGATGCTATAAAATCTGATTCAGAGAATGATACTCCCAGTCATGAGCCGGCTATAATGGCAATAAAATCAGCTGTGGCAAACTATACAATGTACAAATACAAGATTTTTGACGCAGTCAGTAAGAATGGGGGTGACCAGAAACTTTATAAATATCAGCTTGAAGAGATTAGAGAGGAGTATATAACCCTATTTTGGGCTTCAATGGACGAATTGTTAAGGTATCTTGATTCACACAATGATTTAGGTAACTGGAAGGAATCGGATCAATGTAAACAATTGGCTGAGTTGCCAATTAAAAATGCAAAAGAGTTCAATAGCTACTTTGGAATTGATAATTCCCCTTACTTCTTTTCAAAGATCCAATTCTTAATTAAAAAACTCAACCAGGATCAAATTATCCCAAGGGTAGGCGATATCTCTGCCATTACGAATGAAAAGCTTAAGGATAAGTGCAAAAGAGCACTCTGCAGTCATGTTATGGCTGAAGCTGCAATGCTATTTGATATAACGGAACTGCCAAAAAGCATCAGAAATGATGTTGCTCATGAATTTACAAAGGGAGGGACAGCTGTCCAGGTCCGAGAGAAGCTTAATGCAATAATTATGAAAGATGTATTGGCTTATTATTCAGATATTGAGAGAGCAAAGATCCTCTCTTCAGGTGTAACGGAAAATGTAATAAACAACAATCGTGAAAGCGATAAAATATACTTTATGTCATGATCACAAAACTTGAAAAACGGCTCCTGGGAGCTTCAAATAATGTAAAATTTCCAACATCATGGGAAGAGCTGGATCCTGTGCAATTTGTAACAGTAATATGCATCCTTCTTGAGTTCAAGACAAAGAAGTTTGATGTCCGGGAGCTCCAGCTGAGGTTGTTTACTGAGCTTTCAAACATCAATTCTCGTAAGATCCTGAGAAGAGACTATGAGTGGTTTGAAAAAGAGATTTTCAAGAACTTGGATAAGATGAGTTTTTGCTTTAAATATATCTATGATGACCCAAGGTTCAAAAATCTGGATATAAAGATGCAGGAGCGCTTGAAAAAGACGAAGCCGGAGAAAATTACTGGTGAGCCTGAAGCGGTTATTGCCTCAAAATTCAATAGAACAGTAGAAATTGATGCAGCAATAAGTAAGCAGCTACTCCAAAACATTCATGTCGGCTTTAAAAAATATCCCGGATATCGCTTTGAGAACAAAGGTGATATTGTTGATACATCAATAACAGCAGAACAGTTTGTTGATGCTTTGACAATTATGTCCTTAATGGCCGAACATGGGGCGGATAACTATATTGATCTGTTTATATCTACTCTATATTGCCCAGGGGAGTATTCTTCATCTATAGCTAAGTCTAATGCTGAGAAATTTCAAAAGCTCAACCCTGTAATCAAGTATGCAATAGTATTCAATTTTGAATCAATACTATCCTGGCTTACAGGCGAGACAAAGTACAACATTCTTTTCAGCAGGAAGAAGAAAAGCAGCTCAAAAGCAAAGCAAAATCTTGGATTTAATGCAATAATTTACTCAATGACTGAGAAGGGATATGGAAATATAAAAGAGGTGTATAGGCTTAATCTGATTGAATTTTTGGAGCTTATGTATAAAAACCTGATTGATTCAATAAATCAACTTGCAGATTCAAAAATGAGCAAGGAGGATATATCTAAGAAACTCAACCTCTCAATTGAGTATTTAAATCAAATATTATGATACTTGAGAACACATTCTTATTCTTTGCAAGATACCCGGACCACTCCGGAGTAATGAAAAACTTTAACAAGAAGTCTCCTGCAGAGAGTTATTTGTCTTTAAAAGATGAAGCAGCATCTCTGTCTGTCAAATCAATTTATCCGGAGATTACTGACTACGTGTTTGGAGTCTCAGATGAGGCTGTAAAGAAGAGGATATCAACAATTCAGGGACTGTACCTATTTGTAGACTACGGAAACATTAGGACAACTGAGAATGTCCTGAAAGTGAAAAAAGATTCATTTGACCTTTCGCTTACTATCGCAAGGCCGTTTTCTTCTAACTCTGGACTCGATGCAGTAGAAGAGTTGATAATTATTGATCGCACCTTGGAGCTGCTGTCTCTTATTAAATCAGATATATCAGAGAACAGGGAGGATCCTTATGTTAAGAAATTGACAATGCCAACAGAAATAATACCATTTGCCTCTAAAGAATTAAGCAATTCATTTGGATTCAGCATGGTATTTCAGCTGGAAGGGATTGATATGATATAATAAAATGGGGAAAAAAATTGGTTTTTCAACAAATGAAGAGAGCCCAAATGCGAGTAATGAAAAGAAGAAACCAGATCCATTAAGTTATTCGCTTCTTGATGAGTTCTGCAGTAAATATATGCCGGCTTTAACAGCTGAGCAGTCTACGAACCAATTTACAACTGCTGAAATAACCAAGGCTATTAGTTCGTTTTCAGGAGACAGGAACTTAAGAAACGATCATATAAAAGATGAGTTAATTAGTAAAGGCTATAAGTATTGTGTTGAAATAGAAGGGTATAAGTTGGTTTTTAAGTGGATGTTAAAAGAGGTATTATGATATCAGAAGGCGCATTAAAAACTTATTATGTCAGGGAGATACTGGAAAGAGATGCCAACTTCATAAACGAAACCCAGGGAAAAGTTATAGAAGAGAATCTCAGGAGAGTATCTGGAAAACTTCTGCGTTCCATCTATCGGAAGGATTTTCAAATTCAAGGAGATGATAACAGGATGCTACTACAGTTTAATTTCTTGCGCTACCTGCGCTTCCTGGATATTAAGAGCTCCATGGATAAGTTTAAAAATAAGGAATTACGATCCAAACTAGCCCTTTACAATAGGGTTATATATGGCCGTCTCTACAACGAGACACGCTCAGATATCAAGTATGGCCTCACTGAGGAGATCAGGGATAGAATTCGAACAGAACTAGAAAAAGCAATGTGATATGGGAAAGCTGACAAATGACGAGATAAAATTTATCCTAAACTTGGAAGCCAAGGGCCTCCAGGCCGAGATTGGAAAATCTACAGCTGCAGTGAAGGAATTCGTTCAGGAAAACAAAGCACTACGGACGGAAATGGAACTAGCCAACAAGTTTCTTAAGGAGACGGAAAGGCAGATGAAGGCAATGGAAAAAACCCACAAAACACACTCTTCATCATATCAGCAGCTTAAGGCAACCTACGAAGGCACTAAGAAAGAGATTGAAGACTACAATGAGAAGATATTAGAAAACAATTCTGCAATTGAGCATAATAACCAAATCATTGATAAGGCACTCAAGCAAATGACGATAGAGGACTTGACAATGTCCCAACTGAAAAATCGGGCTAAAGATCTACAAAAACAGCTCGACGCTACCTCTCTTTCAACAGATCCGGAAGAGTATATGAAACTGCAGAAAGAGCTTACAGGAGTGGACAAACGTATGGGAGAGCTCAAGAACACCGGAAAGGGAATGTTGACTCAAATGAGCTCCATCCCAGGGCCGGTAGGCCAAGTCGTACAGAGTCTCATGGGAATGGGAAAGGCGATGATGACGCTTGTAGCTAATCCAGTAGGAGCTATAATAGCTGCAATTGTCACTGTATTCATGGCATTCAAAAAGGCGATCAATTCATCGGAGGAGGCTACATTCAAACTGAACCAGATAATGGCTCCTCTTAACAAGCTTCTCTCTTTCTTACTAAAAATTCTCCAAGATATTGTAATAGGGTTTCTCAATTTCGCGGAAGCAGCTCTGTCTGGTATTTCTAAGTTGCTTGAAAAACTGCCTTTTGTTGGGGAAAAGATGAAAGCGATCAACGAAACAACTAGAGATGCCATCAAACTAGAACGTGAGAAACAGGAACTGCAAAAAAAGGAACAAGAATGGATCGTGGGACGGGCTCAATTAGAAAATGAAGCAGCTAAGAACAGGGATAAGGCTTATCAAAAAGATAAATACTCAGTCCAAGAGAGACTGGGATTTCTTGATGCAGCGCTAGCTGCTGAAAAGAAAATTTCTGAAGAGTCAGTTCGCCAGGCAAAAGAGAAATTACGCATTGCCCAGATTGAAGCAGCTAGAGAAGGAAATACTTCTGAAGTAAAGCAAAAACTAAAAGAGCTGGAGGCTGCAGTGATTAAATCAGAAACGGAGATGTATGAAAAGACACGAGGAATCCAGGAGAAGAGAAATGCATTCGTTGCTGAAGAAAAGCGCAATGCTCAGGAAGCAGCAAAAGATGCCCTTAAAAAGCAGAAGGATGCGCTTGATACACAATTGAACAACTTGGAAAGTAATTATACTCAAAAGGCATCAATACTAAAGAAAAATGGATTATTGGAAGGTCGTACAGAGAGTGAAATCAACTTAGCCATTTCTCAACAAAATGCTCAATTCTATCTGGACAGAATAACTGCATTAAAGGAATACCTGAAAAAGGTCAAAAATGAGAAGCTAAGAAGTGAGATTAATAAGAAGATCACAGATGATGAACTGGCCCTTGTGGAGAACCAGAAGTCCGTCGATAATCTCAAACTCTCAATTGTAAAAGATGGACTGGATAAGAATCTGAAGCTCCTGAATAACGCATATAATGTACAGAAGTTGGTATTTGATAATGCTCTTGCTGATCGTAAGATTACTCAGGAGCAGTATGATATGCTATTACTCAACCTTGATGAACAAACAGCTGATAGCCGGGTCCAAATAGTTCAAGATTACAAAGACGATGTTGTTGCTTTAGAACTAAAAACCGGGGAGTTAAAACAGCAGGCAGTTGATGAGGCTAATGCCATGGTTGTCCAACACGAGACTGATGCTGCACAAAAGAGAAAAGCTGTTTATGATACTATTGTAAACTCTGCTCTGGATTTTAAACAGCAATTCGGACTGCTTACTTATGATGAAGAAATAAAACTTCAGACTAAGATCCTTGATGACGTTTACAAAGCAAAGAAGGAATTCCTAGAGAAACAAGGAGCTGATACAACAGCTCTCACGGAAGCATATGAAAAGGCTAAAACAAACATAGCATTAAATGCAGAACAGGAGCGGTTTAACCTTCGAAAATCTCTGAATATTGCTAGTTGGAACGAAGAGTTTAAAATGCAAAAGCAGCAGCTTGATCAGATGCACGAAGCAGGATTGCTGTCTGAGAAAGAGTACCAGGATTCCCTCAAAAACATGAGGATGGATCAAGCTAAAGCATATTTTGACTATTACAGCGGACTTGGTAAAAATGCTATTAATGCCATCCAAGATGCTGAAATTTCATCAATGGAAGCAACATATGATGAGAAGATTGCTGCAGCCGGTGATAACGCTGAAGAGGTTGATCGACTAGAAAAGGAAAAGGCTCAGAAGAAACTAGATATTGAAAAAAAGTATGCAGATGTCAATTTTGCCATAAAGGTTGCTGAAATCATTGCCAATACTGCAGTCGCAATTATGCAAGGATTTGCACAGCTCGGACCGATTGGAGGAGCAATTGCTGCTGTGCTGATGAGTGCAACCGGTGCTGCTCAGATTGTGTCGGCAAATGCAGAAAGAAGGAAAGTCAAAGCAATGACTCTTGAAGGAGGTACAGGATCAACTACTCAACAGAGGGTAGTAACAGGAAAAGAAGATGGAGGATATGTTGATGTGACAAGAGAACAAGACAGAAAGAGATTTTGGGCAAGAAAATCATCAAAGAAAAAAGGATTCTTCAACGGACCCACTCTGCTAGTTGCAGAAAAAGGAGAAGAGTTTGTGGCTAGCAACAAAGCTGTATCCAATCCTACTGTTAAAAGTTTTTTAGATATAATTGACAGTGCTCAAAAAGGAGGGTATGTCGAACAGCTTAATATGGATGCTATTATAGCATCTTCGAAACCAAGAGGATTTGAAGAAGGAGGTTATAAAAACGCACTTTCACCTGCAGGAACAGGAATCACCACAATTTTGACACCAACAGTAACTGACGATCTCCTGGTAGAGGTTAGAGACTTGCTGAAGGACCTTAAGGAAAATGGAGTTAGGGCTCCTATTGTTCTAAGTGAACTCCAGAAACAACAGGCACTAGTAGAACAAAGTAATAACATAGCTTCAAAATCATGAGAATAATTACTCAGTATGGACAATATGACCTTCCTTCCGGGTTCGTGCTAGAGATGGAAAGAAAGAACCCTTTCTTCTCAACAATAGCAGAGAAAAGCATACCTGTAACGCTCCCTTTGACAGCTAATAATCTTGCAATAATAGGATATAGTAACCGACTAGAATCAAAGAATAAACCTTTGACAACACTATCTGTGCTCATTGAGGATGGTGTGACTCGTCTGCAGGCGAAACAAGTAATACTAAAGACTACAAAGGAGGGTATTTCCACAACATTCTATCCTAATTTAGGAGCATTCTGGGCCACCATCAAAGATAAACAACTTAAGGATGTAATGGCTGGATACTCTTTTACTAGTACTACTTTTTTTGAGGATCTTCAGGCTTCAATGAAAAGTGCTTCAGACTATGATTTTATCGTTTTTCCTGTCGCTGTAGACAATGGAGGAGACACATATTTTATTTTAAATGAGACAGAACAAAAAGATTCATATGGGACTCCTTACCTGATAGGCAGAAAAGCCAGGACAATATTAGAAGGAGATATAAGTACAAATGTACCTGCAGGGTATGGTATCACTGCATTTTTAAAGGTATATAAGGTCCTTTGTAAAGTTATATCATATTTCGGATACACATTATCTGATGATGAAATGTTTACTTCATCATTCAAAAACCTCTGTTTTTTGAATAATTGCGCCGATGTTGCAGTATTAAATAATCTGAACTATGCTCAACTAGTCCCAGATGTAAAGGTACAGGATCTTCTAGATGTAATACGAACTAAATTCTGTTGTGAATTTATCCCCGATGAAGTGACGAAAATCATAGAAATAAGATTTTTTAAGGACCAGGTAGCCGGGCCAGTGTCTGTCGATCTTACAGCACAAAGAGTTGGCCTATTTGAATATGATCTACAAACATTCAAACAGATTGTGCTAACGCAAGAGACAGGTCTTGAGAATGCTTCAGTAGAAGAACCTACCATGGAGAAATTTATGAAAAAATACAATAAAATAGGAGCTTTAAACGAGTCGGAATGGAATAATATTGACATAGTAAGTAGGTATGATGCTGTTTTACGCCTAGCCCAAGGTATGTTTTATACAGTAGAATATAATGGAACTACAGCGCGGGCAGTTGCCGCAAGTTCTGTATTTTTCAATTATGATAAAGGAGATGATTTGGTAAAGCAAGAAATTCTACTCAAGGATACTGCAGCGCCAATAGTAGAGGTTAAAGATTCTCTTATGCCATTTGTTGGATCGATTCTAAACTTAAATACTGCGATTAAAGATAAAACTGAAAAAACAAAAAATGAGTCAAACAAAAATATAATGTTATGCTTTGGGAAGTTTAAGACAATAAATACACTTCAAGCTGCATATGGCAACCCATTCAACTATGATTATGAAGGTCAAAAAGATGGTGAGTATAGCCTGCAAACTTGGGGCGAAGATGGAATATTTCACAGGTTTTATAAAGAAATGGATGTCTTTTATAGGCATAGTAATATTATTGTTCAGGCAGAAATGTTACTTTCGGAAGACAAGAAAAGCTCTGTTTCTGAAATTAAACCGATACTTATTAACAATCAAGTTTTCCTTCCGGATACGATAGCTTTTACAGTTGGTCGTAAGATGCCTAAAGCCTGTATATTTCGGACAATAAAAAATTATGAGCCGTATGATATTGAGAAGGAACAATCAATTCCAACAATAATAACAAATCATACTTCTCCTCTTTACTTTTGGCAATATCAAGACGGTTCATCCTTACCACCGGCGAACGTCTCGGATGAATATACATTCAGGTTCGTAGGCACTCCTTTTATTCCTACAATAGCTCCTACTGAAGAGCAATATTTGGAAAGTCTTTCTGGTGCCCAGTATTATAAATCTACAATTGACATTATTGTTGAACATTATATACAAGGTACACTAGTTGACGATTATATGGGCACAATAGAGTATTGGTATATTGTTGGTAAGAAATAGTGTCCTTTGACTTGAATTCGTCTCTGGTGATTTTTGCAATGATATATAAAAAACATGGCAATAATATTACAGCATCCGGATCAGTATAGCTTTGTGGGAAACATTAAGAAAATAATAGTTTCCTCAATTAGTGAGATAAGCTTTAAACTAAAAAAAGGAGCTGATATTATATTTGAATCATCGTATAGTCCGGACCTAAATTGCGAGATAGAAATTGATATCAAGACAATCCTTAGGGATTATGTCTCTCTTGAATTACCAAGTGTAGGAGAAATAACAACACAGCCTTTTGCTGTTTTTTCCTTTAGCGTTGACTCTGAGGAAGAAATCCTATTTTATGTTTTTGAAGGAGGTGTTGATGCAGAGATAACTTCTGACTGGTTTGTGACGAATTTCCTCACGTGGCAACCCCAAACCACTTATGTCACATGGAATCAGGCTCAATATTTAACATATGTAACTCTTCAAGAATCAATAGTTAAAATTAAAGGATATTTTTCAGATGGTACTGACGAAACAATAATATTTGGAAATCTTACAACTGATGCTATTAATATTATAAACCTTCAGTACTCAGCATTATCTACTAAATTTATAAATAACCAGCCTCAATATGTAGATATTTGGGTATCTGATTCATCAGGAGAGCGTTTATCATATATACAACGCTTGGTTTTTAAAAATTCGACCCCAAATGATAATTATTTTTTATTTAAAAACACTCTTGGGGGCTGGGATTCTATAATATTTGATGGGATTCTTAAGAATGAGGGGACCTCAGATGTCAAGACATACAATCAAGATGATGTGTCACATGATTATCAGGTCGATATCACAGAAAAGTATACTAAAAACACAGGATATTTTAAATCTGAACTATATAGATTATGGGCTCAGGAGTTTTTTAAAACAAAAGATAGATACTTCCTGTCTAAGTCAAAGTCAATATATGAGAAAATATCTGTCATTTCATCAACAATAGGATCCCAGAAAGGTACTCCAAGTAGCTATTCATTCACTTTTATTCTATCGAAATCAACAAAATTTCTTAATCTGAATAGAAGTGAAACATTAGAAACGCCATTGGAAATCATAGACCCAACAGGGAAGCTTTTTTTTTTAGTCCCCCGTCTGAGTGAGTTCCCAGCCGTTGATCTTGATGGGAATATAATATTTCCTGTACAGTCTCCTTTTTCGTCTGAATGGAAAAAAATATCATTAGAGTCATTGAAAGAATTCATTGCTCCACTTATTTTATTTTCAAAATATCTGAGAAAAGATATCCCTGACACAGCGAGAGAGCTAATAACATTCCTGAAGGGGATAAAAGTAACAGGTGAAGCATCTGTTGAACAACTCCGCGTGCTTAAGAAAGCCTTTTTTAAAGAAACTCTTTCATCTGAGGATTTCATATCCGGGTTCCCTGGGGGGACCGGTTGGTCGTTATTCTTGAAAGAAATAGAAAATGCAGCAGGGGAAAAAGAGAATAAGTCAATATTGGAGCTTGATCAACTTACAATAAGAGGGGCCTTGCGTGTGTATGAATTCATAATATCTCAGTTGCTTGGGGAAAATGGTAGTAGGATCACAACTGATATGATGCGGGTACATTCGGTTGATATCGCATTAAAAACAATATATCTTGACACAGAATCCGGTATCCTCTATAACCCTTTTCGGGCAGGAGATATCCTAATGGTACAACAATTTTCCTCTAATGGGATTATTAAACAGTATGAGTTACAAGTTGTATCTGCATCAGTAGGACCTCTTCAGGAGGCAGAGAAAAGATTGGACCATATAACATACAGGAACTTTGTAGGAGATGAAGACAGTGTTGCTGCAAGAGATGTGCTTACAAGAGTGGATTCCGTTACTGATCCGGATAGAAAAGGAGTGATAAAACAGACAAGCGTAGAGGAGAATAGTCCATATCTGGATGTGTTGTATGGTATGAAAACGACAGATCAGGCCAGCGCAATAAAACTCCGATTAGGGAAATTAGCAGGTATAATAAATTACTGGTTTGGGCAACTGAAGGGATATGGGTTGTACTCAGATAATGCTTACCTGCTTGGAGAGTTTAGATTACGAACAGGAGATGATGTAAGAACTAAATTTGAGATTATTGAAGGCTCTTTGCAGAGTGCAATGAAAAGTATTATTAACACAATAACAGAAGATGATAACTTTCTTGCAAATGCGATATTCCAGGAAGATATGCAGTATTGGGAGGTGGAAGATAATGTTAACCTGTATGATGTAGGAGGACAACTGCTGGACCTGGGTATGAATTTTTATTCTGAGAAAAATAAAGTTGCCAGTATAGTATCTTTTGATGGGAGGCAGATGCTAAGAATAAAAAATAGTTCAATAACTCAATCAAATGCTTATATCAGAAAACCTCAATCCGGAAGCACTTTATACATAACAGTCAAATATCATTGTGCAACAGAAGGAACATTACAAGCGGGATTTGTTGATTCAGAGTTATTCATCAACCAATCCATAACAGCAGAAGATGGATTTAAAACATTAAGCATATCTGCTGAATGGGATGGACAGGGGGATTTTATATTTTCTTTCTCTGGAGATATTTATGTCGAAAGATTATTATTAACTAATCGTCCGCTTGATGATTTTAAAAAAGAAGTAAGCTCCAAGTTTGAACAGACGGCAAATCAGATCAGTGCTATTGTCAGTCGTGTAGATAATGTTGAAAATACAATAGATAGTGCCGGATGGATAACTACCGCTGATGGGAACCTATTATGGGCCAGCATCGCTACAGTTAATGAACTTGGTGACCGTGTTACAATACATGAAAGCATCTTCCATGTTACAGCAATCGAGATCAGTGCTATTGTAAGCCGTGTAGACACAGTCGAGGACATAATAAGTAGTGCCGGATGGATAACTACCGCTGATGGGAACCTATTATGGGCCAGCATCTCTACAGTCGATGAACTTGGTAACCGTATTACAACACATGAGGGCAGTTTTCACGTTACAGCAATCGAGATCAGTGCTATTGTCAGTCGTGTAGATACTGTTGAGGACACAATAAGTAGTGCCGGGTGGATAACAACTGCTGATGGGAACCAATTATGGGCTAGTAAAGCGTTAGAAAATGGCAGTACGATTATCTCATATATAAATCAAACAACAGAATCTGTGACGATCAATGCTACAAAGATTAATTTGGAAGGACTTATAACTGCTAATGGGAATGTACAAATTACAACTGATGGAAGGATTATTGCTCTAAATGGTGAATTTACAGGAAAGATAATTTCTGAAGAAGGTACTATAGGAGGCTTTTCGATTGGAGATGGAAGAATTGGAGCGGAGGCTTCTGCAGGTGGAGATGGGGGCTACTTGGCGATATACAATGATTTCTTTCGTGTAGGAGGATCTGACGGATACGTATTATTCGGGAATGATGTTATTCCTTTATCTGCAGGTGGTGCATTCAGCGCTACTGGGAGAATAGTCAATAAAAAGTTAAACACCGGAGTAGGTTATGGTTTTGACAGGGCCAATTATGGATTATTTATTGATGTTTCAGGTGGAGATAAAAATTATGGAATCTCATCGAATGCTCCACTCAAAGCATCAGCGTTTATCAACACAAATGTCGGATTCCTGAATATAACATCTTCATCGTATAGCATTGATTTTTCTCAATCATCAATCTTTATTGTGTATGCAAATGCTACATACAACGTTTTTTTCCCGGGTGAGAGTTTAGTTGCATCAATGTTTAGCCTATCTACACTTCCTTCCAATTTCGGTTTTGTTTTTACATTAAAAATAAAAGCAGGTTCTCAAAGAATTACATTAAACGATGTATATGATAGCAACGAAAGCATGAGAGGATATGATATGGCTGCAGGTGACAGTGCCATTATACTAGTAACAAAGACCCCAAGCTTTCGATATCAAATGCTGTGTTATAACATATAAAAATTATAAGAAAATGAGTAAGATTAATTTCATGAAGTTTAAGATGTTTACAGACATCTCTCGTAAAAACGAAGTAATTGTAGATGTGCGTTCTGATATAGCAAACGTAATTTATACCGGGTTAACAGGCATTGAATCTCATAATCTGGCTTTTAAAATATATAATAGTGACGGAGTTATTGAGTTGAGCGATATTGAAAAAGACATAATTATAAAAGCAGCTGAACACTTCTGTAAACCAGCATTTATTGATAGTGTTCATGAACAATTTAAAGAGAAGCAGAAATGATATTAACAGAATCACAATTACAAGATATAGCTGCTCGTGTTCGCTCTTTAATCAGAGCTGAATCAAAAGGTGTGGGGGAGTTACCTATTGCGGATACCCTCGACGGTGTTGTTTCACTCCCTGCTATTAAGCTAAATGGAAGTGTGCCTGAAGTTGTAGAAGTACCAGTATCCCTGCTTCAAGGTATTGCAATGGATGCAATAAATGAAGCTATCCTTACTGCTAATGAAGTTTCACAGCATCCTACAATTATAAATGCTGATAATTATGTCTATTTCTATAATCCTCAAACAAAAGAATATGTGAAATCTGAGATATATGTGAAAGGAGATGCTTTCACATACGACGATTTTACTACTGAGCAAATAGCTGAGCTTAAGAGACCAGCTGTTGAGGCTGCAGATATAGCATTAGCAGCTGCTCAAGTGGCACAAACACTTGTAGACACTTATACTACACAGCTTGAGAATAAAGTAGATAAAGTAGAGGGTTCCCGACTTATAACAACCGAAGAGGGGAATAAATTAGACAATACATCTGGTACTAATACAGGCGACCAATTAGCAAATGATTTTGATATTAAAGACCTTACAGATAGTACAGGCTTAAGAGACGCTTGGTCCGGCAAACAGGATACCTTAGGATTTACTCCAGAAAATTCGGAAAACAAAAAAAGCTCGGTCACAAATTCTGAAACAGAATACCCTAACGGGAAAGCCGTCTATGAAGCGCTTGCCTTAAAAGAGACCATTGCAGATGTAAAGGCTATGAATCCCTCCGTTCAGTTCTATAAACGAGTGCTTGCCGATTCAGGGCTTGTTCCTGATAAAAAA